GAAGTATCGGAAGAAATTTCTGAATCTTCTGAAAATATAGAAGTACCTGTTGCTGAAGCTCCTGTACCAAGACCACCGTTAGTTCACATCGATATGTTCCTACGATCTGCAAGACAGATATACCATTTGTCAAATATGCAGGTTGCAGGCTTCAAAGCTCGTATGAATGGACGTGCCTATCAATATGGTACAGAGGTATTTGAGCAAGAGCTCAAGCAATACTTAAATTTAAAATAATTTTTGGAAAGGAAGATAAATAGATTATGGTGACATCTTACGGTTACAATAACACTCGTCCAAGAACACAAGTTATTCTTGACGCTAGTTCACTAGGTTCTGCCAATGCAGCAAGTGAAAAACCACTTGTATTGATTGGTTCCGCTAACGGTGGACAACCGGGTGTAGCAATTGAACTAACTAACTTCGCCCAAGCAAGAGATACTTTCCGTAGCGGGGAATTACTTGACGCTATTGAAATGGCTTGGAATCCATCTCCAACTGTAAACGGAGCAGGTAAAATCTACGCTATCCGTACAGACCAAGCAACTCAAGCAACTTTAGTAAACTCTGGTTTAACGATCACTTCTTTACTATACGGTGCTGACGCTAACGGTATCCAAGTTGAATATCTTAATGACACTGTAACAAGCTCTAAAATGTTGAATGTTTATTTCACTAAGGAGAGCTACCAAGCAACTTATGACAACATCGGTAACATTTTCACTGTTCAATATAAAGGTGCTGACGCTTACGCTTCTGTAGAAGTTGATGTGGATGCTACTAGCCACTTAGCTACTACTCTAGTTATTAAAGCAGGTGCAGACTCCGCAACTGCAACAGTTGTTCGCTCTTACCCGCTTGGAACAGGTTTGTACAATGACGTTAACGTTCTTGTAAACGACATTAACAACATCCCAGACTGGTCAGCAGCTATGAACACTCTTGGCGGCAATCACAATATCACAACTGATCAGTTAGATGCTTTAGCTGCTACTGCTTGTAAAGCTGCTGCTGTAACTGTACAAGCTATCGGTGCAGACTTAGTAAACCAAACTGCAGGTGACCAGTACATCTCGATCACTGTAGACCGTTCTAAGACTTTACCTGCAACTATCGCTTTAACTAGCTTGTCTGGTGCTGCAACTAACCCGGCTCCTGCAACTTGGAGTGACTTCTTCAATGCTATTCCTGATCTTGGAGCATACTATGTAGTTCCATTGACTTCAGATACAGCTATTCATGGAGAGCTTTCTCAGTTCTTACGTGATGAGTCTAACAACGGAGATCAACTTCGTTCTTTCGTTGGTGCAGCTTTCAGAGAGACAATCGATCAGCTTAAAGCTCGTCAAATGAACCTACGCAATGCCCGTGTATCTCTAGTAGGTAACTCTGGTACTCGTAGAATGGCAGACGGACGTGTATACAACTTCCCTGCTTACATGTTGGCATCTCTTATCGGTGGAGTAGCTTCTGGTCTTCCTATCGGTGAGCCATTAACTTACAAACACCTTAACATTGATGGACTTGACGTTCGTTTCACTGGGGACCAATTAGACCAGTTAGACGCTTCAGGAGTTATCATGGTTGAGTTTATCCGTACTCGTCAAGATGCTTACTACCGCGTAGTTAGTGACCCTACTACTTACAACGTAGCAACTGAGCCTGTACAGAACCGTATCAGCCTTGGAGAAGTTTCTGACTTCTTAACAACTGAGCTTCGCGCAATCCTTGATTCTGAGTTTATCGGTACAAGAATTGGTAGCACTTCTGCTTCCATCTTGAAAAACCGTGTTGAGTCATTCCTTGACACTCAGAAAAAGGTTGACGGTTTAATCGTAGACTATAACCCAGATGATGTACAAGTTGTTATTACTGGCAACACTGCTCGTATCAACTTCACTGTACAGCCTACTCAAGGTCTAGACTACATTAACGTTTACATTACGTACCAAGACGATCAGTTAAGTGCGTAATGCCTTATATTAGAAGTGGAGGGGCCTAGCCTCTCCCTTTATTAAAAATAATGACAGGAGTGAATAACTGTGGCAAGTGTAACTAACCAAACAGTACAGTCCGCGAACACTGTATACTTTATGATCAAAAACGTGCCAATTGCCAGAGCACAATCTATCTCCGCTGAACGTTCTTTCGGAACTACAGGGGTGTATCAGATCGGTTCTATTATGCCGCAAGAACACGTTTACCTTCGCTACGAGGGCTCTGTAACTGTAGAGCGTTTCCGTATGAAGAAAGAAAACCTTGCAACTCTTGGCTTTGCCGCTCTTGGCGAAGAAGTTCTTCAGATGGATATTATGGACATTGTATTGTACGATAACTATACACAGGAAGTTATTGTGGCATACCGTGGCTGCTCTATCGATACTTACTCTGAAGACGTTCGTGTTGGTGAGATCGCTTCTGAGAGTGCTCGTTTCTATTTCCTAACATCTGCAAACGTTCGATCTGCTGCTTAATGGCAGTAACAGGGAGGTCTTCCAAGACCTTCCTTTTTTATTTCTATTGTATTACAATTCGGTAACAATGGCCCTTTTTCGACAGAGTTATGCTAAATTATATAGTATCACATATTTGAAAGGATGGTTGGATGAGATTTAGAAAAGCTATTTCAGCATGTGCTGTAACATTGGGTATATTATTTGCAGCCCATACAGGTACAGCGGCAGCCGCCACGTTCGACACGACTAACAGCATAGTGGATTACATGAAGAGTGTCGGAGAAGATTCTAGCTTTGCTAATCGTAAGCAAGTAGCCTTAAAGTATAATATTGTCCCGTACACTGGTTCAATGGAGCAAAACTTACAATTGCTTGGCATACTTAGGGGTACCCCGGCAGAGCCAAAACAAGAATCAATAGCACCGCAAGCACAACCGCAGCCGCAGCAAACATCAAAGACGCTTACTGTAACAGCTACAGCCTACACAGCGTATTGCACAGGGTGTTCAGGAGTTACAACGACTGGATTAAACTTGATAGCCAATCCAAGTCAAAAGGTAATAGCAGTAGACCCATCGGTAATCCCTCTCGGTTCAAAAGTTTATGTACCGGGATATGGAGAAGCTATTGCCGCGGATACAGGAGGAGCAATTAAGGGAAATCGTATTGATGTCTTTATTCCTAATTATACTCAAGCAATGGACTTCGGTATGAAGACCATTCAAATTACAATTGAAAACTAAGAAGAATGGGCACCCTAAAAAAGTGTCCATTTTTTTTTTATTTTCTTATTGACTTTGGTACAAACCCAATCTATAATAGGTTCATAAGCTAATCTATTATATTAATAAAAGGAGAGGTTAAACCAATGAACGCAGTAACATTCACAGAAAGAGAAGCAATTAAAAAGATGATGGACTACATAGAACGGGAGAAAGAGAGACTTTCTAATCAGTACATCGGTCTGCTTGATAGACTTCGTGAGCTAGACGAACTTGAAAAGCCATTACAAAAAGTAATTGGTGGCGGGCTACCTGAAGGTAAGGCTGATACGCTATCCTCTACAGAGATAAAGGATAAACACTATAATGGGTCACCTTTCTTAGCTGACTATTCTCATGTGAGACCATGCAACCTTTCAGAACTATCTTTAGATGAAGCTATTAAAGTTCATAATGAGATGTACGCTAGGGAAGAGGAACTTGATCATGAAGAGGAGCTAATCCCTAAAACAGAAATAGAAGCACTAAAGGACAAAGATGAAAAGAATAAGCCAGTTAAGACATCCTCACAAAGAGATGTTAAAGTAGTTGCTCAATTCATCAAAGCAATTCTGAAAGAGGCCGGAATACCACTCAAGACTTCAGAACTAATTAAAAGATTAGACGAGGCCGGAATCAATACATCAAGTCCATATGTATTGTTACAGCAAGCCTCACAATATGACCCTAAAATTCAGAAACCTAAATTTGGTTTCTACCAATACAACTTTTCAGCATAATATACAGGCTGCTACTCTAACTAGGTAGCGGCCTTTTCTATGCTATAATTAAACAAGATACTGCTATATTATTAATGAGTAAAGAATAGGAGGATTTAAAATGTCTGAAGATTTTGAAAAAGACCTTGAAGGTTTCAAGCAGCTTACCCCGGAACAACGGGAAGCTGAAACCAAGATAGAACAAAAGAAAGCTATAGATCGTATTATCCGTGGGGTAAACGACACTTTTATTAAAGATTACGACTTTGAAGACCTTGGGCTAAAGTTCACTATTAAAATTAAAGCTCCTAATGCTTTAGAGATCGGTAGAATCCAAGCTAAAATGTCTGCCTATTTAGGTGGAATGAATAACTATGCAAGTGACTACATGATTACCGTTTATCAAACTCTTGCAGCCCTTAGGGTTGTAGGTACTGAGATACCTAAAGAGTTGGAAAAGGACGAGGATATTTACAATTTGGATATTATCTATCAAATTGGAATTGACTTTCAGGAATGGTTAAACTCCTTTCGCAGATAAAGTAAAGCAGTTAGGCGGCCTACAACGACTAGCCCGGACCCCTTATATGAGAAACCTGTGGGGGATAATGACTAAGTTTAGCGTACTGCCTACTAATGAAGACTTTAGAACTCTATCAGATTCTCAAATTGACTTGATGATCTACTCCATGAATGAAGATCATAGAGAGATGGAATTGGCCCGTAAAGGACTTAAAGTTGATTCTGAATACTATGACTCATCATTTGAAGAAGAAGTTTGGAACCGTAATGTTGGTGACTGGGATGTTCTTAAAGAAGGCCACGATGCTGATGCTATCGCTAAGCAGGTCGAAGAGCTTACTAGAGAAGCTGACAAGAAGAACCTTGCTGACAGATTCGATGGTCTGGATGAGTATAACGCTTACCGTGAGGCAGGCGGGAAAACTGAAAGAGAAATGTCCGTTGAAGGTTATATCGACAAGCAAATTGCAATGGCTCTTGAGAAAGCTAAGATGTACGAGGCTGCAGGCGGCAAAGGTAAGTTTGTGGATGATACAACTAGAGCCGGGGAGACTGGCAATTTGGCTGATCTCGATAAAGCGGCAATTGACAAAAACATTGCCCTGTTTAACCAAAAGAATGATGACGATGATTTTACCATGTTATAGAGGTGGAGGAGGACTTTCTTCTCTGCCTTTAATTTTAAGTAAAGGAGTGTGATGGTAACGTGGCTGATAAACAAAGTTTTATTTTTGACGTGGAAGCGGACGTGTCCAATGCCTTACAAAACCTGCAAAAAGTAGCAAGGTTAATGGAGACAATTGAGGGTCTTCGCAACAAAGGGCAAGCTGATTACTTTACAACCAATCAGAAAGACATGGACAAGAATATGCGCTCCATGAAACAACTTGCCAAAGAATACGTTAACATCCAAAAAGAGCTCTCTGAGATTACTAAAAAGATTAACGATATGGGTAACATGGGTATCCCGGAAAATGCTAGCGAAGAACAGATACAGGCCATTAAGCAGCAGAAAAGGGAATACCAAGACTACGCTAAAACGATTGTATCACAGTCTAGAAATATTCAGCAAGCGTATGTTAAAACTCTTATGACATTCCGGGAAATGTCCTCCTATCAACAAAACTATTCTAAAAACTTTAAGCACTTATTCTCCTCTAATGACGTTCGTAACTTACCGGGAGGTTCTGAGAACCGGGAACGATCTAGACGTATTGTTCGCTCAATGGCTAACGATACGGACGGTAGTAAGATCGGTAATGTCTTAGACGATCTTAAATATGTGCAAAGAGTAAATAGACGTTCTGAGAGTATTTCCCGTAGGGGTGCTGCAGCTAACTATCTATCCACACAGCAAGCAGCCAGTTTCAGAAAAGACTACCAGACTGTAAACACTGACTTTGTTAAAAAGCGGGACGAAAACATAGAGTCACTAGTAGACCTAGGAACAACCCGTAGTAAATTGCATAGTCAGGTTAAGCGGATTGAGCAAAACCCAACCGCTACCCAAGCAGAGGTAGATAAGAAGATCGCTATGCAGGGTGAGATTGAAGCGATAGATAAAGAGTGGGAAGCTCGTATGGAGCTGAACAAAGCTCTTGAACAATCTATTACAGCTATGAAAAGTTACAACCAGAAGCTAAACGGGGTAGAAGAAAAACCTGAGCGTGGTACCTTTAGGGGTATGGCTTACGAACGTGCTCCTGCTATCGGTCTTGCTTTAACTGGTGCTGTAGCCGGAAGTATCATGAGCCTCTATAACAAAGGTGCAGGATTCAGTAAAGCTATGAGACCTGATGAGGTAGCGTTAGGCCAATGGACTAATACCTCCGGGAGCCTTTGGAGAAGTGATATTCGTAATGGTGCCCTTGATGCAGGCTTGTCAAAACGTCTAGGTTTATCAGGCCAAGAGATGCTAGGTTTTGAAAGCAACTATGCTGCAAACAATGGTGTAACTAACCAGAAAGATTTAAACAGTGCCATGATGAACCAAGCTGTATTCAGCCGGGTAACAGGCCTTAGCTCAAATGATACTAATGACTTCTTTTCTACTATGTTCCAAACTGGGGCAGTAAAAGGTAACCAAGTGAAGGACATCCAAGACGGTATCATTGGTGCCTTGAAACGTAACGGTATGGAGGGACGTGAGAAAGAGCAAGTGAAAGCTCTTCAATCACTTGTCTCTGGTGTAGCCCAAGGACGTACATTAAGCAACAACGATATTAACACCGTCATGGGTTTACAATCCCTATTGTCCAGTACTGGCCTACGTTCGCTCCAAGGGCAACAAGGAGCAGACCTGCTTAACGGGATGAACCAAGGTATACGTACAGGATTTACGGACCCTACAACACGTCTTGTGTTTGGTCAGGGAACGAAGTACCAAGGACTAGCCGGACGTTTCGCTCTCCGTAAGCAGATGGATAAAGGTATCAGTGACATATCCAATGTCCAAGACATTGCTAAGTTTGCAGCTTCTTACGGTGGGGGTAACAATGCCGCTCAGAATGAAGCCTTTGCCTCTTTTGTTCAAGAGAAGTTAGGAACGAACATTACCGGGGAACAAGCTCAAGCGATCATGGACCAGTTCCGTTCAGGTAAACTTACAAAGGGTAGCCTTGACAAAGTTCTAAAGCAAGACAAGTCAACAGGAAGTAAGTCTTCTGCTGAGAAACTTAAGAACTATCAAGACTCAAATGCAGCTACAGATAACCAAAGTGACGCTACAACCCAAAAGCAAGCTACACAGATTTACGATATGGGTGAGATAGTACGTAAGGCCAATGGAGCTCTAAGTGGTATACCACCTGCAGCTTACGGTTTAATTGTTGCCTTGGGTGCATTGACCGTAGCTATGGCAGGCTCAGCCGCTTCCTTTGGTCTTGGTCGTGTAGTTCGTGTAGGAGCTAGTAGAACATTTGCTAACGGTGAAGAAGTTGCAGCCGGAGGCCGGGGTCTAGGTACTAAGTTTAAAAATTTGTTCACTGGAAAAGGTTGGAAGGGTGGAGGCCCAACTCCTCCTACATCTCCTGAAGGTGGACCATCCCCTGCACCTGAAACACCTACAGGACCCGGAAGAGTAGGAAGTGCAATGGAACAAGGTAGTAAAGGGTTTAATATTGCTAACGGTGCAGAAGAGGTAGCCGGGGCCACAAAAACTACTAGCACATTAGGTAACATTTTCGGTGCAGGTAAAAGCATTCTTGGTAAAGCTTTGTTGCCTTTATCAATTGCCGGAGGAGCTTACAACGTTCTTACCGCAGACAAAGATCACAAAGGAGAAGCGACTGGTAAAGCTGTAGGTAGTATTGTCGGTGGTATCGGAGGCACAATGGCTGCCGCGGGTACTGGGGCTGCTGCCGGGGCTGCTGTGGGCTCCGTTGTTCCAGTGGCAGGTACACTAGTCGGAGGTCTTGTCGGAGGTGCTATAG